TTACACCAAACATTATCTCCAAGATAATTTAAAAGTTCTTCTGGTGTGTTACCCTCATATGGTGGTTCACACTTTCTTAATTTTTCAACATCAACCTCAATTGGTCTTGTTGCTTCCCATAGTGTGTATCTTTCACACTTTCTTACATAAATTTTTTCACTCATGATTTGTTATTTAAATTATTACGCAACTTGTCTTTTTCTAAGAACTGCGTAGTTTTTTCTTTTTACTTTTTTGTTTACACTTTTAGTAGCCGTACTTTCTAAATGTATCTTTCTTTTTTGTGATAGTTTTTTACTCATTGTTTTATATTTAATTTATTAATTTCAATTTTTGTACCATTTGGTATTATACTGACATATTGTCATATAACTTTACATTTATAATATCTCTTTATTATTTTTTCTTAACCTATCTTTTGAATTAATATCAAAAATATCTTCATAATATATTACAGAAATATTTAATTTTTCTGAAATTAATTCTAATTTTTTATGTTCTGATTGTAAGTTTTTATAAATATTATTTAAACTTGGAGTTTCTTCCCAAACATAAGAAGCATTGTATTTATATCCCTCATTACGTTTATCAAGTAAAAAAGAAAAACTCTTTGCACAATCATACAAATCTTTTCTTGATAATAAAATAACTTTGTCAAATGATTTTGATTGTTCATACCAATATTTAACACTATTTTTAACATTTTCTGGACATTGTGTCAACTTGGTTGTAACTATAACATTATCAGATGTTATCCAATCACTTGGTAGTAGATGACGTTCATTAAATGGTTCTCCGTACATATCTAATTTATATTTAGAAGAATATTTCTTCATTAAAGAATTAGACCCTGTCCTTGGAAGTGATATAATTAGAATTCTCATATATTATTTACGATTCATTGCATCAATAAATCCTACACACCATGCAACAACAGTTACTGGCCAGAGAAATATAGTTCTTAACCGTCTACCCCAATTCATTGGCAATCTTAATTCCCAATAAAGAGACCAAATTAATCCTATTAAAATATAACTAATAATCATTTCTTTATTTTATTTACCATATAAATCTTTATTTACTATTTCAATTGCCTTTTCTACGTTATCTAATGATGCTTCAATTTCAGTTCCATCTGAGTATTGTAAACTCCATCTGCCATCTTGTAACATTTCAAAATCTTCTTTAATCATATTTAGGATTTTAAGTAAATCTTTTCTCGGTGTTTTATTTTCCATAATTTCTTTTTCTTCGCATGCTCCACAAGTGGTTCTACTTTTAGCATTCCACGCTCCACAGGTACAAGTCCATATATTACCTGATAAACTATTATCCATATTATCTTATGATACTTAAAGATTCAACTTCATTACATTTAACACAAACTGTTGTATCAATTCTACCTCGTACACAAGAATCATGTTCCCATAGTTCAACTAATTTTGGTGAACTACATTCACAATCGGAAGCCCATGATGGTTTGTTTCTGAATTGTTTTAAATCAGGATGATTAGTCCATTCTTCTTTTAAGAACGAAATACCTGGTTTCCACCACATCGGTACTCCACTTTTTGAATTACTAATCTCTCTATCACTCATAATTTTAACTTTTATATTTACTCTAATATACGAAATTTATTTCATATATCCTAATTATTTTAGAAAAATTTATTTGCATTTTTATTTATTTGTATTCGTTCTTCCTTTTCTTCACTATAAGGATTATCTTTTTCATATTGGATTCTTGCTTCTGCAATTTCCATATACTCTTTTTCTCTTTCTATACCAACAAAATCAAATCCACCTCTAACTGCTGCTTTACCAGTTGAACCACTACCCATAAAAGGGTCTAAAGTAGTTCCACCTTTTGGTGTTATTAATCTGATTAAGTATAACATCAAATCAGTTGGTTTGACAGTTGGGTGATTGTTTTTACTTACACCAACTTGATTATGATTGTGTCGTTCATCTCTACCTTTACCTTTATTGGAATTAAACTCAACATTACCTCGTTTTAGTTCTGCTTTTGCTTGATTACCTGCGGCATAGTATTTATCCTCAAACTCATCCAATCCTTCATTCCTATCAGTTTTAGAAGTTTTTGGACAATAGAAGAAACGAGATGCTCCACCTTTATCACCATACATTTGAAATCCAGGTACACCTGCTCCAAAAATGGATGTTTTACTATTATCAATCTTTTTAGGACTACCCACAGTTGATAATTCACCTGTTTGTTCATCAAGGATTCTACCTGCTTCTTTATCTAATATAATATTTGCAGGAAATCTGCCAAGAGTTTGAGAGGGTGTTTGATGTGTTTCTTGTTCTTTACTATCACCATATTTTCCTTTACTTATTGCAGATTCAGCACCTCTACTATGATTTGTAATAACTTCATCAGTTGATATTCTACTTTCATCTATGTTTATTCCACCTGTTCCCCATTCTAAAACATTATTAACTACTGTTTTTTCTGAAAGTGGTTTTCTTGCCATTACAATTGGTTCGTGTGCAGGTTTGAGAGCAGTTCCCCAACCTTCCCATTCACTATTACCTTTTGTTATAGTTTGTGTTCCATATCCAAATTGTTTGGTATTATTTCTATTTGCAGGGTCAGCTAAGTAACCAGCACCGTTTTCCTTTGCCTTTTCAACATCACCCCTTACTTTTTCACCAACTACTTCTCTTTGATTACCAAGTTTTTTATCAACTTGTATTCCTATATTCATAGATTTTGGAAAACCTGAACCATAAATCCACATTATCTGGTCTCTTATCTCAAACCCAGCATCTTCTACTCTAACTGCCATTCTGTGATAAGTTCGTGAACCGGCAAATGATAATAAATAACCACCTGGTTTTAGAACTCTTAAACATTCCTCAAAGATTTCTTGAGAGGGAACATCATAATCCCATTTCTTGCCCATGAAACTTAACCCATAAGGTGGGTCTGTAACAATACTATCTACTGAATTATCTTCTAACTCTTTTAATTTATCTACACTATCTCCTAATATTAATTTCATACAAAAAACTTATATTTATCTAATCTATTTTTAATCAAATCAAAGTATTCTTTTTCTTTTTCTATAAGAACACAATTACGATTTGTATTTACACAAACTTCACCAAGTGTCCCACTACCAGCAAAGTTATCTAATATAGTATCACCTTCGTTTGACAACATTAAAACCAATCTTTCTATTAGTTTATATGGTTTTTGTGTTGGGTGATTTAGTTTTTCTTTACTATTGTGTGGTAAAGCTGATATATCACCCCAAACATCACTCAAGTTTATACCATCTTTTAATATACCTTCGGTATATTCCTTTCTATTAGTTTTTGGTTTTATTTTTATGGTATTAAAAGTTCCTTTATCACCATTTGTATAATAACATATAGGTTCATATCCACTTGATAATGCCTTTCCACGAGAACTATTAAATGCTCTTTTTCTGTTCCAAATGATTATTCTTTTTTCAGTAAAGTGTTCATCAAGTATTTGTGAAATGTAGCGATTGTATTGTCTACCTGTAAAGATTGCTAAATTACCATTATCTTTTATTACTCGTTTGTATTCTACAATTACTTTTTTAGCCCAATCTAAATACTCATCTAAACTATTCCATTGATTATCCCAATCTTCTTTAACAACACCAAAAAATGGCCAATCGCTTATTATATGGTCAATACTATTATCATCTAACTCTTTAAGTTTATCTATACAATCTCCTAATAATAATTTCATATTCTAAAAATTAAAAAACTTATTAACTTTTTCGTTTACTTCCTTTTTAACGTTGATTCTTGTTTTAGTTTCCTCGTTATAAGGATTATCAATTTCATACTGAATTCTTGCTTCTGCAATTTCCATATATTCTTTTTCTCTTTCAATACCTATAAAATCAAATCCACCTCTAACTGCAGCCTTACCTGTACTACCACTACCCATAAATGGGTCAAGTGTTGTTCCACCAGTTGGAGTTACTAACCTAATAAGGTATAACATCAAATCAGTAGGTTTTACAGTTGGGTGAAAGTTTTGTTTAGGTTGTGGCATCTTATTATTACCACTCATAGATGCAGCACCTAATGAACTACCACCATAATTTTCTAAATCAGATGAATGTGCATTATAAGTTCCTATTTGTTTTCCCTCAAAGTTTTCCAATCCCTCATTCCTATCTTTCTTAGAAGTTTTAGGACAATAGAAGAAACGAGATGCTCCACCTGTATCACCAAGACCAGGATTTTCATCTCTTACTTCTCCACTATATTGACCATATATTCCATTTTGACCAACTCCTTCTTTGTTTCCACTTCTACCACCTGTGGATTTAGATATACCACTTTGTTCATCTAATATCTTACCTGCTTCTTCATCAAAGATTATGTTTGCAGGAAATCTACCGTAATTGTGTTCTTGTGATGAGACATCATTTACATATCCACCATTAGCAGCTATTCTGTTATTTTCTTTATTTGCTTTTCCACCATTTGTTTTTGTTGTTGTTCCAACTCTACTCGCATCTATGTTTATTCCACCTGTTCCCCATTCTAAAACATTATTAACTACTGTTTTTTCACTTAAAGGTTTTCTTGCCATTACAATTGGTTCGTGAGCTGGTTTAAGAGCAGTTCCCCATCCTTCGTATGGTGAGTTTCCTTTGGTTATTTCTAACTCCACATAATCTTTATTATCCCAAGCAGTCTCATAAAAAGATGTATCGCCTTTTTTAGTTTTACTAAAATCTATTTTTCCTCCCTTTTTACCAACTACTTCT